ATTTGCAAAGACAGCGACCCAGGCATTCCATCCTTCTTCTTTTGAGCCCCAGATACGTTGGATGCGTAGATATGCATCTTTATATTCAGCATGAGGACTTTTATATGTTGCGATTATTGCCATTTAGTATCCCACCCTTCTTGCAGAATCATTCTTCATTTGTTGACGTTTCAGTTTTCTTAGGAAGCTGTGGTGCAGCTTGCAGTTGAAGCTTCCTAATTAGCTCCATACTAATTTTTGCAGGCAACTCACCCAGTGCCCCAATTATTATATTGGCTTCATCCACAGTAATTGAAAAGTTTAAATTCAAACCGTCTTCATTTTTTACTTCTGTCATAACAAAACTCCTTATCGTTTACTTCCTATTGAATATTTAGAAACCAAGGTCCACTCATTTTTCTCTTTATACGGCAAGACTTTTATATTAGAGAGGTCTAATCTATCAGCGATTGCATCTTTATTTATAACGACAACCAGACCCCACTCTTCTAATAAGTTTGCTATCGTGTTTCTTCTTCGACGATCTTCATCACTAAATGACGATTCTTTACCGTCTAGCAAAAACATTTCTTTAAAATGCATGATATAATATTTACCACGCTTATGAAGAATATGACAAGATTGATAAAGCTTCTTATCTTTTTTGGAGGCAATTCCAATACGAGTTAGAGTTTCCTTCACTTTTAAGAATGTATCTGGTTCATCAATTGTCACTTCAATAAAATCATCAAGATTTAGCCCCATTTGTCCCGCCTTTATTATTTCGTTCATTAATTTCTTGTAATTGTTCCTCGCTCATAAGTGAAGCATATTGAGCTGCGACTGTCGCATTCACATTATATATGCGAGAAATGAACTTGATAACTTCAGGACAGGAATCTTTTTTCTGCCACGTGCTAAAACGTTTTCCCTTAGGTATACCTAGTTTATAAAAATTATACTGAATATCCTTATCTAATGTATAGAATTTATTGATTGTATTAGCAAAATGGATAGTTTGATTATTGAAAGATAAGGCCTTGTTGATTATCCATGGTGAATAATCCCTTAAATCAAGATCGAGTTCCGTTTTGGTATTTAGGTGATTGATTATATCAAAAAGGCTACTTGTCATACCAAATCTTTTTTATTCTGATGAAATCGTTATGATCTGATGTTTCTAGGAAACCCACTTCAAGCAAAACCTTGATAACTTCTTTAATATCTCTAAAATTCTCATATGGGGCCAAAATGAATCTTGCGATATCTTCAAAGTCATCAAATGTCATCCACCTACCTACAGTAGTAACATTTATTAGTTCTCTAAGACCGTTCATTTCCATTTTATATCACTCATCATCAATTCAGTGCAAAATGCTGCATTGTTTATCTCTTGATCAGCACAAAATGCAGCCTGATACTGATACTGACCAATTAATATGATTAGTTCGGGTATCGACTTTGGTTCCAAAAACTCACTTGCATTATCATATATTCCCCTATAAAACTGGGCAGAATCCATATCATTATTTGCAACCCATTTACGCATATCGTTAAACTTTTTATTTTTCAATGCCACAAAGAGTTCTTTTATAGAGTCAGTAGAAAAGTTTACTAGGATACCAGAATCAATTTTCCCCGTCATTGAGTATCTTTGCAATTCATTTATGCAACGCCTAAAGTCTGGGAAAAATTTATTTACAACATCGGCAACTACTCTCTTATCAAACTCAACTTTTTCATTTTCCAATATATGGCACACCCGTTTGAAAAACAATGCACCTAAATTGGCCTTTTCAGACTTAGGTATTTTGAAATCTATAACAGCAGATCTAGAATGCAGAGGCTCAATCAACCTGGTCTTGAAGTTACAAGTCATTATGATTGAATGATTCCCAGCAAACTCCTCTATAAAGTTTCTCAATGCTCGTTGCGCATCTGGAGTAAGAGAATCTGCTTCGTCCAGCAAAGTTATCTTTTTACTATCACTGAACGAAACGGTCGACGCAAAATTCATGATCTTGGTTCTTATGGTATCTATGCCATTTTCCATACTGGCATTGATTACCATAAAGTCAGCTTGGAGCTCATTTGCAATACATCTTGCAAGTGTCGTCTTACCAACACCAGCCCCACCTGAAAAGATCATCGTGGGTATCTTACCTTTTGCAACATACCCTCTTGCTGCATTACGAATTGATTCTGGTAAAATGCATTCATCTATTTTAGTTGGACGATAGGCTTCTACCCAGACATGATGTTTTTCATTCTTCGAGATCATCTATTTAACCAAAAGTTGAGGTCGATTCTGTTGCAATATATACAGTCAACTTAATCTTATCATGAGTAAACTTGGCGATCCGTTTACTGGAAATTTCAACTTTGTAGCTACCTGCTGGAAGCTTCATCTTATCAACTTTGATCAAGATATTAAAATTATCTTTGGTCTTTGCACCCAGATCAATATCAAATGAGTTTCCACTTGGGTTTTTCTCATCAAAAACCCTGGCAATAATTTTATTTCCATCACCAATGAATGCAACATCTTCGACACTGAGAATCCCTGCCATCTTCTTCGTCGAATTAAGATCATCCTCAGTTAAATTAAATTTTACTTCAGCTGGCGGCATATTAATAGTAATATTCCTATCAGGAACCGTTAAGATAGACTCATCTGCATACACATAAGTAACCTTCGATTTTCCTTCTTTAATCGTCATTGACTTATCTGATAAACTAATATCTGGATCTGAAAAGGAACCAATTACACCAAGCAATTCGTTCAAGTTGAATACAGAAATTTGTGTATCAAATTCATCATTGCCTTCATATTCGGCAAAGATATCACCTGCTGGCCCCTTTGTTGCAAACTTTTTCCCTGGCTTGATAATCAAATTGGTGTTAATTGCAGCAAAGGCTTTCAAAATATCAATCGTTTCTTTAGATAACTTCATATACTATATTTCCTCTTCCTCATATAAAAGAATTATTAAAACGACTATTAAAAAAATATGTCAACATCAACATACTAGTCCTCTCATGTAAAAAAAATCATTATGAACTAATGCACAATTAAAGATTATACATTTTCCCCAAACTCATAGACCCAGCCAACTTCACTGGCGCCTTGTTATCCTAAACTAAGTAAAATCATTCATTTCTTATCAATTAGTTCATTTTTTTTACCAATATTGCCCTACCATAATTAAAGCTACAACATGCCGGGAAAATAAGTCCAAAAAATACTGAAGTACCAACTGCTCGATGGATCTTGTTGCAATCGGGACACATCCAAGCATAATTCTGATAATTCTGATAGTGAAGATTTTTTACATCTTCCGCCGGTTGGATTTTATCATCAAAATACTCTCTATAAAATGAGTATCTATCATTAAATGCTTTCGCTACCTTAAATTTCTCGTCTTTTTCTTTTTTGACTAATCTATCTTTGGTGGCAATTTTATATGCCTCTTTAAATACAGCAAAAACATTAATCATAAACTATTTCTCCAGTATCTTGATATCCGACATAACAGATTCATTGTAACAATCACTAAAAATTATGTCAAGATAAAATCAGCTAAGTGCAGGCAGCTGTTCTTCTGTCGTAACGTCATCAGTAGTCAATGGCTTTGCATCATGCTTCTCGGACTCTATTCCAATTGACTTCAAAAGATTTAACAGAAGTCCTGTCGGCAATGCTGGAATCTGATATAAATTCTTGAACATCCGGCCTCGGTGGCGACGGCCTTCCTCTACATTAATGCCTCTGGCCTTCCTTCGCCACATCTTAATCTTATTCTTGCTTGTTTTTGCCATCATAAACTCCCTTCTCTAAATTAGAAATTTCTCTTTGTATATACCAGATCGCTTTCTTCAAGTCTTCAATATGCTTGGATTTTTGATCAATACGATCACTCCCTTTCAGACCTGCTCTCCAACAATACTTTATTGCATTGCCTATACAGAAATTATAATGCTGAGTTATTTCTATCGCCTCAATTCCACTTGGGTGCGATGTATAATGTTTTGGGTGGGATACGTTATCATCATCCATAAGTAAAAACTACTCCTCAACGACTTCTGCTTTGTCTGGCATGATCCGGTCCATAACTAAATGAACCGGAACCACTGCAAATTTAGTATATACGCCTTTTATATAGGCACCCATACCTAAGTCAACAATAACAAATGGCCTGCCACCCACCTGTGATTCAGCAATAATTGTTCCTAATTTTGGGCCATCTGCACCTTGAATCTGAACCTGCATTACAGTACCGGCCGATCTTCATGAACAAAACGATACAAATCTTCGACAGATACACCCATATGTCTTGCAACAAGGGAACGAGGGGCAAATACATTGTCTTTTATGAACCGAAAAATATCTTTCTCTTTGTCGAAGAAAAACCCATTTCCGTAAAGATTTTCCCAGCTTAAAGAGTCAGAATCTGAGTCTGGATCTGAATCAGAAACAGATAAGACTACATCCGAACCGTCATCTTTAACGACAGATTTGTCATTGTAATCGCGATCAGCCAAAAACTTCCGCCATTCATCTGTTGTAACTTCACCGACCACTTCATATCTGCATGTGCGACCTTTTGCATTGTTATAGTCATTAGGGATAGAAACAATGTCACGCGGGTTGATCTTAACTAACATGCACCGATCACCTTTTTTCGTACCATAATAAGGCAGGTATTCCTTACTGCAAAAATGTAAGCCAGAAGAACATGTATTTGAACGATTGTCGTCCACTTCAAAACGGGGCATCTCAACTACTTTACCAACCGAATTGTCAAACTTCCCACTGTAAATATCAAAATAATCATCACGAACGATCTTGTATGCAATTAAATAGCCATCTTCTGTGATAGGCAACTCAGAATGCTCCATAAACAAGAACAATTCATTCACTGCTGTCTTGCTTGGATTTTCATATAAATTGCACAAGAAATTCACCAAGGGCTGAGCATCAAAGCCTTCCTCAATCATCTTGATAATGCGTTTTACGATAACATCTTGAAGAGGATATGTATTGCCTTTAATGTTTACTTTACCCACACCATCAGTAATCTCAATCCCAAAATCATGGCCACTTGTGAATTTGGCCACAAAATTCTTCACAGCAACCTTGGTATCCAATTTCTCAGCCTCATCATAAGCACCTTTGATAATAAGGTCCTTAAATGATTGGAACCGCGGATCATCATTATAAATTGTCACACGATTGCCATTTGACATATTGATAAGAGTAATCTGATCATCATTACTAAAATAAGTGTGTGTTTGCATCATTTTCTCCTAGACTCCAACCATTTCAACATAACGAATAATATCGTCTCTATTTGCACCAAGGTCAACATACTTTAACATGCCGTATGTATTATAAACACTTTCCCTTATTTTGTCAAAAGAAAATACTTCACCTTTCGACGTTTTCAATGGAATACCCAGTAACTTAGAAATCTCGGTCAAAATAATGTATTCAGATGAAACGGTGTCTTCTTTAACTGCATTAGTAATGGTTTCAATGTTTTCCAAGGCATCTACTGCATCATTCCAGACACTTGGCTTGGATGTCTTCCATCTCATCTTATACATTAACTTAATTATATCATAATAAGAAATTTTTTTCATCTGATTCTTAATATCTGCAAGCATCTTGTCTTCAACAAACTTTACTGTATTTAATCGTTCAAACTCGGATGCAATGAAATCTTCAATTTTCATGGCATAAGACGGTATCTTGGTTCCTTCTTTTACTGCGATTATGGTCACGTTCATTTTATTGCTTTTTATAATATCCAGAGCCTTCTTCTGAAAATCTGGGATTGACGATTGCATCCGAGCATCTTTGAACTCAACTGCGACAACAGGTTTTGTTTTATCAATGCTCGACTCTTCAATACGTTCAAACGAATTCTTCCACAAACCCCACACTAGACTCTTTTTTTTTGAAAAAAAACTTCCTTTTTTGGAGGGGCACTCAAAGATGATGCCTTTACTACAAACTTCTGGAATTCTTTTGGAAGGAAATTGGATTTCACAATCAGAGCATAATGGTTATCCGGTAAGTTATGTTTAATCCGAGCACTTGTGTTCTTGGTATCATCCAGAACAATCAAAATCCTGTCCAGATAAGAATATTTCAACTGAATCATATTTTTCTGACTCGTGCAATGAATCAGACCGATTGCATATGATTTCCAGCAAGTGCTATTAACAGTTAATTTAACAGTCTTTCCACGAAATACAAGTCTGCAATCTTCATTGACATCCACTGATGCTGATGCATAAGAAAGATCATTTTCTGAGGTGATACCATACTTGTTGCCTTCAATGAAGGGCAAAATCATTGAGCACCTGTTGTTTATTACACCAAAAAGTTCCTTGGATGCACTAATAATCAATTGTACATAATGAACCTTATCGGTTGCTACATCTAGATGTGCATTCAAGTTAGCCATAAACTCATTATACACAATGGTCAGACGCTTCTTAATTGAGGCCAGCGTATGCTTGGTATACTGAATTTGCTCTCTACTCAAAGATGTTTCCAACTCACCGATTGGGAATTCAACGAAGATGTTTAAATCAAACAACTTCAAAAATGCCTCTGACTTGAATTCCCTCTTCAAGAGATGAACGTCTACACTATACTCCCTTTGAGTTGTGATAAACTTAATCTCGCCATAACTTGTATACTTGGTCATATACCATCCAGTGCCCGATTGAATCTTGACAGGAGGGGCAAACCAATCAACGACGAAATTCTTTACATTGGGTTTAACTGCATAGTGATCATACACTTCACGAACAATACTTGTCCAGTTAAAGATACGATTAGGGTTAACCGGAATGACAACTTCCAGACCAGTATCTGAAAGAGAAATGTCTTCTTCTCTGATCTTTGACAGAGACGGAATTCCATTTGAATCTACAACAATGAAGTACTCTTTCAGTTTACCACCAAATCGCGAAATAACATTCCAGGTTGAGGTTACAGCAGCCGGGGACTTTGAACCCAATCCAAATGCACCAATAAACTCATTGCTATTAGATTTGCTGGATTCACCATAAGTTGTAAGGAGGCGATATACGTCATCTTCACTTAATCCAGGACCAAAATCACGGAATCGAATGTAGGGATCCAAGTTGGTCGGCATTGTCAAGTCCCAAGGACGGTCAGGGATGCCAGCCAGAATATGAGCATCGTTACAATTTGCACCGATCTCATACATAACAGCCTTTTCTTTGTTTGAATACAAAGATGAGGACAACATTGAGAATAATTTCGCACTATCTTTACTGATACCGAAATTAACCCGGTTGGACACGTTTGTTTTGATATCTGAGCGAGCATTCATTAGTTGCATTTTGTATTTTCTCCAATATAGATACGATCTTGATATAAACTTTGTTTCTTGTTACTTCATGACTTCATAATAACAAATTCAGAGAAGATTGCAATGGGATAAGTAACCTATTAATCTTAAAGATAATATTAGTGAAAATCACTCTCTATGCTGCCTCTTTCACTTTAACTGCATTGACAACAACTGACCACAACAAATCCAAGACACGTTCCAAGTCAGCATTCAGTTCCTTTGCTTTTGCATCATTCTTGATGATATCGGTCACGCCACGCTGAGTTATCTGATGTCCACCATATTGATAAACCTCAGCACACTTTTTGAGGGCATACGCCTGGACAAATAGATCGCGAATCACCCACCACTCTTTATCAGTAATATTGGTGGATGAGAAGATTTCTGATGCAAGATATTTGTCTGACCCCAACTTCAATAATGAATCAAAATGGAAATGGCAATTATTGTTGCCAATATAGCCAAAACCCCAATACCAAGAGCATTCCCATTTATGCTTTTCTAGGTACAAGTTCTCACCATCAGCATACGTGCCAGTACCTTCTTTAACTCGACCCAGTAACACTTTAGTACTCATGAACTAATGCACAATTAAAGATTGTGTATTTTCCGAACTCATCGACCCAGCTAACAGCACTGGCGCCTCCTTCGGTTTTTGTTTAAAGTCCGACTTGGTTCCCAAACCAGACATTATATTTAAACCCTGACGAAGTATATTTTTAGCAGCATTGACATCTCGATCGTGATGTTCTCCACAAACTGGACAGGTCCATTCTCTAATAGACAAGTCCATAGAACTCATTAGATGAAAACAAGAACTACAGGTCTTGCTTGATGGATACCAACGATCTATTTGAATGACTTGTCTATTATGCCACACAGCCTTATACTTTAACATTGAAACTAAACTACTCCATGATACATCAGATATTGCTTGTGCCAACGTATGATTTTTGACCATATTCTTGACAGCAAGGTCTTCTAACACGATGACTTGGTTATCGTTTATCAGTTGAGAAGATACCTGATGAAGATAGTTGTTTCTTTGATTAGTTACTTTTTGATATTGTACAGCTAATTTAATTCTTGATTTATTACGTGACTTTGATTCTTTCTTTTTCTTAGAATGTTGCCGATGAAGATATTTCAGCCTCTTGAGTTTCTTCTTGAGAAATTGCTCATTCTTGATTTCTGTTCCGTTGGAGTCAATCAGAAGTGATTTTATTCCTAGATCAACACCAATGATTTCACCTGTAGACTCTTTTTGTTCAATCTCAAACTCACCCTGGATAGAAGCAAAATATTTACCTGAAGCATTCTTCGAGATTGTAACTGAATTAGCTTTGACTAGTATTCCAGAATATGATCCTCTAAATTTGAAAGGTGTTTTGAACTTTGGGATCTTTAGTTTCTTAGATTCCCAATCTATAGTAAAATACTGTGGAACTTTGAATGATTGCTTTGTATCATGTTTGGATTTGAACTTTGGAAATTTTGCTATCTTGCGGAAGAACCGATCATATGCGCCATCAAGATCTTTGAGAGCGGCCTGTATTGTTTGAGCGTTGACTTCTTTTAGCCACTCAAATGATGGATCTTTCTTCATCTCTGTAACAAGAGCAGAACATGCATTATAACCAAGTGACTTCTTATTCTCTAAGTATTCTTTTTGACGGATTTCTAAGAACTTGTTGAAGATGAATCTTCGTGCACCAAAGTGCTTAGCCAAGAGTTCTTTATCAGACTCTCTTGGATAAATTTGAACTTTGACGGCTTTTTGAACTAACATTTGTCGCATGTATCTTTGTTTGTTGTATAATTTTATTTATACATTTCTGAACAAAAATATAAGGAATATGGAAGATTATTTTGTAACAAATTGTAACAAGAACAATACCGCAATGATAACTGTGATAGCTTTCATTTGTAATCTTTTCATTTTACTTCTTTGTTCATTGATTTCATAATAACAAATTCAGAGAAGATTGCAATGAGATAAGTAACTTATTG